AAGATTTGGTCGAATCAATGGATTTTTTAATTTCTGAACATGAAAAAACAAAAGAATCATTAATTAAATTAACACATAATTTAGATTCATTAGAAAAATCATATAATAAAATTTTAGAAGAATACAAAACAAGAGTTAAATAAACAATATGAGTGATTATACTAACTTACCGTTTAAGTTTAGCCAAATATTAACCTATGGTAGAGTTGTTTCAACAAACGACCCATTACGATTAGGACGTATTAGAGTTGAACCTGCTGCTTGGAACAAATCCGATTGGCAATCAGCATTTAAAAATCCTATTAGAGGAAATACTTTAGGTACTGGAAATAACGCAACTAATGAGTTTTGGTCAAATACTGACCCGTTTGTGTTTTTACCACTATTACCTTACTTTTTTCACCAAGTCCCAAAAGTTGGTGAATTAGTACATTGTGTTTATTATAATAATGAATACCAAGATAGAAACAAATTCTATATACAAGGACCTTTTTCATCGCCATTTTTAACAAAACAAGAAACTTTTAACGCATCATTAACTTTTACATCCGCAGGAGAAAGAAATAAATACCCCAATAATATTGTAGACTCAAATGGTAATTACAATATTACTGAACAAACAAATTTATTACCTGATTCAAATACAGTTGCAATTTTAAGTAGATTTAATTCTGATATTTTATTACCTGAAAACGGTGTTGTAATTAGAAGTAATAAAATTACAGGTGATGACCCACAGTTTAATCCAAGTTTTAATAAAAAAAGAACATTTATTGAGGTTAACACATTTCCGTCAACAAAAACAAAGGCGGCATCTGAAAGTTATAAAGAAAACAACAAAGTTATTCAAAAAGTAAAATACCTAATTGAATATAACATATATGGTGGTTTAGGTGCCACAATTCCAATGGAATCATTTGATTCATATTCAGGGTCAGGATATGTTAACGTATATAAAATATCTGATTATTATCCTGTATACACAAATTCATTTGAAAATGGATTTTATAATGCTTCTGAAGATTCTAAAATCGGTCCAATTTATAGGGAAGATTATACAATGAAATCATTTAAGGATATTATTAATGGTATTAATAATGTTATTAGTATGGTGAATTTAGGAACATTAAAGATTAACAATCAATCAATAAATCCAAATTTACCTTTTGTTTTCCAACCCGAAAAAAATCTATACGACAAGTATACATTATCTAATATAACCAACGCAAACGAACCAATTAATTCGAGTAAACTAATTAATAGTATCTACCTTAATAAAACTGACAAACAAAAAGGCCTTGGTTTAGTTTGTACCAAAGGAGTTTTGGGACCAATATTTAATGAGTCAACAACAACTATTGATAGATTTGTTGAAACGTCAACCCCATCATCGTTCTTATTTAACGTGTCCGATACACTATATATGTTATCACATAATAGTCAGATACCAGGATTGGGTAAAATTGATTTTTCATTAGAATCAACAACAGGTGTTACCGTTAACCAAGATTTTATTGTTGAAAATATAGCACCTAACACATCATCAACAGTAAGAGGCGAGCAGTTGATGAATTTAATTGAACTGATTGTAAAGTACTTAATTACTCACGTTCACCCATATCACCAAATGCCCCCATCATCAATTACTACTGATGGTACCGAATCACAAAAAATATTGAATGAATTATTTTCAGCAACTGAAAAAATATTAAATAAGAATATTCGTATTAACTAAATATTTATAGTTAAACAATGTCAATACATAATTCTTACTTTAGCAAAAACAATACTATTATCTACAATAGTTATACTAACACAGGAAGAAATCCTGTTACCGAATTATTTTTTGGTAGGGTTGATAATGTAATATCACCAAAAGGATTTTCAAGATTCATTTTTGACATTGATTTATCACAACTACAAGAAAAAATTTCACAAGGTATTATTAATACAGGTCGTACAATGACCCATACATTAAACATGACAAATACAATTATGTTTAATTATGATTTATTAAATACAACAACTAGTGATGGTAGAAGACGAGCAATTTCATTTGATTTGGAATTACATAGAATCCCAAAAATTAATCTAACAGGCGCAAGTCAAACTTGGGATGAAGGGGTTGGTTATGATTATTATGATAACGCATCTTTAAATTCATCAAATGCCAGTTTAACATCCGTAAATGAAAAAAATAATGATAGAAGTTTTTCTTCAAGACCATCAAATTGGTATAACTCACAAACTATTAGTGGGTGGAGTACTAATGGTATATATGTTAACAATAATACAGGAACTGGTAATACCATAAATTATTCAGGTTTGACATTAGTTGATACTCAACATTTTGAGTTCGGTAATGAAAATATTGAGTTTGATATGACAAACGAAATCAATTCAATATTAACAGGTGGTACCACAGGTTTAACAGGTTGGATAATATCATTCAAACCTGATGTTGAAAACATATCGGGTTTAACTGAAAATTATTCTGTTGGTTTCTTTACAAGACATACACAAACTTTCTATGAACCATACCTACAAACCAATTATAATGATTTAATTATAGATGATAGAAACGCCTTCTATTCAGGAAAACAAAACAAGTTATATTTGTATTCATATATAAATGGTAGACCACAAAATTTTGATTCAACCCCAATTGTGTATATTACCGACCCAGAAGATGAAATCTTACCAAGTTATTCAGCTTTAACAACAAATAGAATCACTGAAGGTGTATATGAATGTGTTGTACCATCAATAACTGGTTACACAACACCATCACAATTTTTAGATACGTGGACAAATATTAGTATTGATGGAAATTCAATCAGTAACATTGAAAATGAATTTGTTTTATTAAATCAATCTGAGTATTATCAAATTAGTACTCAATCTAAAGAACCAGTTTTGTTTGGTTTTGATTTTTCAGGGATTAAACAAGATGAAAAAATATTAAACACTGACACACGAAAAATTAATGTATTTGTTAAACAAGCATATTCATCTAAAATTATTTTACCTAAAGTTGAATGTTATTACCGTGTGTATGTAAAAGAAGGTACCACTGAAGTAAATGTTCAGGATTGGACACAAATAAATAAAACAACTAACGAGTACTACTTTATCTTTGATACCAAAGATAAAATACCTAATGAATACTATATCGATATTAAAGCATATTCATCAGGACAAGTAGATACTTATAAAAGACAATTAAAATTCCAAATAGTAAATCAAAAATGAAAAACGCAATAAATGAATTTGACTTTACAAGTGCCGTTAAAAATTTTTTAGGTGATAAAGTAAGACAAGCTGCAGGAGCATTTGATTTTGTGGGTGACCCAATTATTTACGCAGCATTAATTAAAAACTATCATGAATTAGGCGATAGTTTAGATAGATATAATGTTGTTAATTCACAATTAAAAAATGAAAAATCAATTAAAGAAAATTCCGATTTAATTGAAGAATTAAAAGATATTAGAGAACAATTAGAAGTTGATGTTACAGATGTAACACAAGGTTTAATTGAATTAACACCAACAGGTCCTTTAGGTTCTATTGGTTCAGGTTTAGTTGGTTTTGTTGAAAAACTAACAATTGAAGATATTGTTGATAAATTCAGTGAATATATTCCAAACGATTTGGATTTTCCACTGTTAGGTAGATTAACAGATTCTTTGACAGCAATTAAAGATATTGATGATAAATTAGTTGCCATTGATGAATATGAATCTTTAACAGATGTTGATGTTTTAGCTAAAAAAGTTTTAGAAAAAGAATCGATTAGTGAAGGTAGAAAAAAGGCGGGGACTAAATTATGTTCAAGAGGAAAATCAGCGGCTAAATCAAAATTTGATGTATATCCATCAGCATATGCTAATGGGTACGCAATACAAGTCTGTAAGGGTAAAATAAAGGGACTGGACGGAAAGAAAAGATGTTCACCACCATATTGTTAAGTTAATAAAAAAAAGGGGTTTTAAGACCCCTTTTTTATTGAATATAAAATTATATTAACCCATCGTTTTGTTTCATCACCACCAAGTAATGAATAATTTAAATTGGAATCCACAGATTCTGATATTGTAATATTATTAAATTTAGTGTACAATTCATTTATCATCTTGTCACTAAAAGGTACTCGGTTATATAAATTTTTAATAATTGTTAAATTTTCAGTAATTCCTTGTTTTTTAGATTCGTATAATATCTTACCCGCTAATTTTACCAATTTTAATGGTGGTAAAAACTCAACAGATTCTTTTCTTGGTTTATATGATGAGTACACAGGTTTTTGACCTTTTCCTGTTTGAGTGTCCTTTTTTTCCGCCTTTCTTTTTTTAGCACATGCGGATTTCTTTTGTGAATCACTCATTTTTGACGCAACACTTTTAGCCCTACATTTTGGATATCCTTTTGGGTCAGCATCTGGTCTTCCACATGGTGGATGTTTACCATCAACTTTTCTACAAATATTCACCCATGGCCCTTGTGGTTGTTTAGAACCTTTTGGTTTTTTCTTTGTTCCAAACCAAACCGCCAAATCTTCATTTACTGTGTGAACATCATGTGTTGGCGTATCATACGTACCATCTTTACCTTTTTCCCACACACCAACAATAGTTTCTTTATTATTTTTTAAAGTTTTTTGTTTATTTTTTTCATTTGTATGATGGTCAGAAAATATAGTATACGGACCTAGTTCAGATTCTTTCCATTTTTTTAATCCCAACTCAATTGGTCCCGAATATACACCACCCGTTATTGAAGTACTACTACTTTCAAGAATTTTTCTAATTCTTTTTGCTAATTCTGATATACTACCCATACCTTATAAATAGTTTAAAATAAAAAAAGGGACAATTTCTTGTCCCTTTTTAGTGTATTTGTAAGATATTGATTATCTCAATTCTCTTAAGTCAAATGTTCTAACACCATCCACTGTAATTCTACCGTAGAATCTGTTATTTACCATTTTCTTAGCGTATCTGGTCATGATACCTTTGATTGGGGTAAAGTTAAACGGATTGTACATAGTTGGAGTTAATTGTAATGGTACGTATGGTGCGTAAACATAACCTGTATCCAACAAAGAGTTACCTTTGTGACCCATCAATACTGTATTTGGTGGGAAATAAGGGTCTCTGTAAACTTGGTATCTACCAGCCAAAGTACCTACTCTTTCAATACCCATGTTGTATTGGTCTTGTTCAGGTGAAGCATTTGATACGTGGAAGTATTCCAAATCATCAAAAATTGCACTGATTTCAGAAGAAACAACAATCCAGTTAGCTCCACCTCTTAAAGTAGATTTGTGGATTTGAGCTGAAATTTGGTTGATTGCAGTAATCAACGTTTGGTTCCAATCTTTTTGAGTGTATTGAGTTAATGGATTAGAAGCTGTACCTCTTTTCCAACCGTTGTAATCCCATCTCAAGTTCCAAGCTGCGCCTTTTCTCAAGTCTCTCAAGATTTCTCTATCGATTTCTGCCGCAACTTGCTCAGACAATAAAGCTGTTAATTCAGCTTCAGCGTCAATGTTGTGGAATGCCGCAACGTCTTGAGCTAATTCAGGTGACCATTGAGCTCTTAATTTTCTTTCAGTTACAGAAACTGTTACCGAATTTAAATCAAATGAAACTTCACCAATTTGGTCTTCAAATTCCATTTCTTTGTAAGCTCTATATTTTGTTGTGAACTGAGTATTGATTGCAGTACTACCAGCGATTGTTGTAGTTAAACCTGAGTATCCGTCGATTGAACTTGTACCAATTGAACATGGAACTTGTAAATCAACTTCCAAGAAAATTTTACCGTCAGCAGAACACAAGTTATCGTAGAAACCATCGTTACCACCACCTGTTGGGAAAGTAGCTTGTGATTGTGTACCGTATTGAACAATACCTTTACCATATTTTTGTGTTACAACTCTGAACAAGATGTTTGAAGAACCTGCTCCTGAAAATGCACCACCTGCAGTTGTAACTGGAACAACTGTTAAACTTGCCAAGAATGATTCGTTATCCATAACTTGACCTTCAGGACCTAATAATTTACCAGCACCTGCGTTAGTGAAACCTGACATAACAAGTAATACTTTTCTGTATTCACCAGCACTGTAACCTGAGTTAACTAAGTCAGAACCTGACCAAGCAACTGTAGCGTTGTTAGCTGTAACTGCACTAAAAGTACCTTTAGAGTAGTCAAACAACCCTGGAGGGTCTAATGATGCTTCGTTACCTTCGTAGAATCTATCATATAAATTCTTTTGACCGTCAGGATAACCTGCGTTAGGACTTGAAGGTCCACCTGGTGCACCATATGGTGATAAGTGTGTACCTCCGTCTGTTGGGTCAATACCCGCAGAGTAGTTTTGAATTTTAGGTACAAAGTAGAACAATTTACCGATTGGTAAGTTCATAGCTTGTACAGATACGATGTCGTTAGCTAACAATTTAGAGAAAACTCTTCTTACGATTGGAAATACAACCGTTTCGAAAGAACCGTCTGATGATGAAGTAGCTGCTTCGTTGATTAAGTGTGATGCTTGGTTTTCGTAAAGTTGAGCGATGTTTTCTTTAACATGTCCTCTCAAACCTTCCAAGAATCCTAATTTGTCCCATTTGTTAATAGTATCTTCTTTGATAACTTTAAGGTGCTTAAGACCGATGTTACCAACAAGAC